CATCTCTACCTCTAATAGCTCCCATGATCCGTGATCCGTCGGCCAGTCTTTGTGTACCAGCTGTATTGGTTGCTGTAGGTGTATAAGTATTAATATCTTCTTGAGACGAGAATCTAACAAACATATCATCTTGTGTGGACTTGTCACCGATCGTTGTTTCTGTACCATAGAACACTAAGTGCCTGTCCGGTGTAGATACCAACATGTGTCTTGATGCTGTTGGTGCGTTAGTAATAATAGTTGCTCTAGAAGAAGTTGCATCTGAAGCTGCAGAATTCCATTCAAAACATTCTCCGTCTACAATTAAACAAATAGCTTTGTCGCCAAAGTTATCAATGGACCACATACCAGGGTCTATAATTAAATCACCTGATGCTGCTTCACCCCACGCTACATAATCAGATGTATTTGTAACTGTAGCTCCTGCTGTGTGTGATGCTGCCGTAGTGTTTCTTACGCCCCTTGTAACACCGGTTAAAGTGTTCGTTGATATACCAGTGTATGATATTTCTTCTGTCCCTATTAATATAAAGTTTGTTCCAGAGCTTGGTAATTGTGATGCATCGTTAACAGTTATACTTGTTGTGGACGCATCTATGTCTGATGACAAAACAGTTGTGTATGCACCTACCGCTTCTCCTCCCCAAGATCCAAGGGACCAACCAAAACCTTGCGCCTGCACATCAGGACCTACTCTATAATAATGTCTAACTCTAATACCACCAGACTGTGTTGCTCCAGACCCTGATTCGTTAGATGGCATTGTTATTGTAATAGTGCTTGATGTTGGTACTGTTGTTGCCATAAATCTTATGTCATCGAAATCTGATGCACCAAAGTTTGAACCTGTGATAGATGAAAAGTTATCTAATAAAACTATATCGCCAGCTTGTATGTTATGATCACCAGAAAAGTTTATGGTAACTTCACTTGATCCGTTGGTCGTGCTAAATGCATTTGAGAGTGTTGTTGTAGATTTAATTGGATGTATGTCGTAAAATACACCGCCTGAATAGGCATACAATATTCTGTTTGTTCCTATGATAGAATATTTTCTACCTAAACTATTTGTAAATTGATGTAATGCTCTGGCTGCACCTGTGACGTTGTCAGCTCCTAGCTGCTTCCAACCCCCTATTTTTTCAGGTGTACCATATCTAAAACGAACATTATCACAGTCTATCCATTGGCTTTCCGCACCAGTGGGTGTGACTTGTTTATTTATACCAGGTAAAAAGTTAACCTTCTGTAACATAGATCTCCAGATTATATTAGATTGCGTTGATATTCAACGTTATTTGATTATTCCTAGCATAGGTCTTTTATCATACAAATTAGACTTTGCAAACTGTCCATCTGCATGATTATAATGCAGGAATACTTGACCACATAATTTACCTTGAAAAGGCTCTCTCCAGTGCTCTAGCTCACATCCAGAATAAATAAGCATATCTCCTGGTTTTAGGTCTACTTTTATACCTTTGGGTGCACCGGGCTTATGTATCTCCTTATACTCGTCTATGACGTTGTTAGACCCCGTAGGATCGATAAATATAGGCCAGTTATCTCCACCTAGATTTAATGTAGTCGATATCTCACAGCTAGGTCTATCTTTGTGTCTTCTTAGGATATTGCCTTTTCTATATAGTCTTGTGTAAGAATAAGTAGGCACCAATTTAAGTCCTGTCTTTTTCTGCATCACAGCTATAGTTTTAACAAGTAATGTTTCCATTAATCTATCACTATATTTAGAATAAGAATTTGGAACTTGTGGGTCATTAAAATTACCTACAAGTTTATTACCAGCATGAGTTATGTTATTGTTTATCATCCAAAGATCGGCATCTGCAGATATTTTTAAATATTGATATGCTAAATCTGCTATATCTTTAGATATAGCACCACGTATAACTTGATATTTATTTTTTTTGAAACTCATAATCTTTATATACTAAATCATAACGAGGAGGCATGATAGTGTCAATATTACCATCTGATCCTCTTCTTACTTTTACATTCTTATGTGTAAATAATTCTTTGATTTCATCATCTGTTTTTAATTCACGTCCTTCTAATTTAAACGTTGGATCATAAATATTAACAATAATAGGTATTATTTTAATTCCTAAAATTTTAGCAGTAGCCATTCGATTATTACCAACAATTATTTTTATAAATCTACCATAGTCGTTTCCTACCTCTGCATATAAAGGATCTACAATTCCATGCTCTTTTATAGATTCAACTAGTCTGTCTTTAAATTGTTTTTCAATAGTATGAAACTCGGGTCTGTCAATATAAACTATTTTTTCAAAAGGCAGCTTAGTATAAATTAATGTTGTCATACCTGTATAAAATTATAAGATACAGATATTCTCCAATTTTTTTCACCTTTTTCTGTATTCATATTTATATCAACACCATGTGGAAGCCAAGATGGAAAAAAGATCATACGTCCTTCTATAGGTTCATAGGCACACACTCTCCATAATTGTTCGGGTAGGTTATCTACTCTTCTAGGCATGTGTGTATTGGGTCCTGGTCTAGGATCTTCTAAAAATAATTTACCTGAATTTTTTGGTACCTTGATATAGTATACACCTGACCACATAGAGTTAGGATGTGTATGTGTTTTATTATAACTATATGTTGGATTAATATTAGCCCACATATTACCAAGACCTAGTTTATCTACAATACCAAAATCTTGATTACATTCGTAAGCCATTTTAAATAATTCATCAATGAGAGGTTTGTATTCTTTTCTCTTATCCATATCGGTTTTACTATGCCAGCCAAAACCAGAGTTTGTTTTCTTCTCGCCTTCTGGATCTGCTTTACGCCACTTCTTTATTTCTTTGAATAGATATTTATTAAGTTCTTTAGCGTTAGGTATATCTTTAAAATAAACAGCAGTTGGAAATAATATCTTTCTATGGATTTGACTCATTTAAATGGTGGTCCTCCAAACCACATCACTAAAGATTTTCTTACACCTTTTTTAACCGGTGCAACTTTGTGTCTTAAAAACGATGCAAAGAATATGGCTTGTCCTTGTTTTAAGGGCAGGGGTTTGTTGTCCCCCATCTCTGAAAATAAAAGATCTCCTCCTGTAAACTCTGATGGATCTGATAATAAACAAGTCATGGATATTTTACGTATTGGATTTCCTCCATCTTGACCAAAAGCATTTAAATCCATGTGCCAATCATAAAAACCTTTTTTAGGATATACGGTAAACTGTGCAGGTTCTGTAAGTCTTACACCATCAAAATAAAAATGATTTAAATTTACAATAGATAATTGATTCTCAATAACTCTATACATTTGTGGTAGTTTATCAAAAGGTATCCAAGATATAGTTGTTACTCGTTTCTTAGTATCGTATTCACCTTTATCTCCACCACCCACTTTAGCTTTTTCTGGTGCACATTGATGACCTGCATCAATAATCATTTTACATTGTTCCGGTGTAAAGATAGGTTGTGTAGTTGTGGCAACATAAGATTGCCATCTAGGCATTTTTGGTATCATTCGTTTTGTCCTTGTGCAGTTCTTGAAGATACAGGATTGTAATCAACATCTACGTTACAAACTAATGTTCTTCTTGTTTCTTTGGTTCCGTTAAATGGATAAACGCAGTGTCTCATATCATACGGAAAAACATAAAAGTCTCCTATTTTCATATTTGGTGAATAATCTGTTTTGGAAAATTGTCCATTAGCTGCACCAATAATCTGTAGTCTACCATTCATAGGTTTCTCTTCAGCTGAATATTCTACGCCTGTTTCTTTAGGTAATTTTAAAACCATAACAGAAGATAAACCTGTAAACAATTTACCTTGGTGTATGTGCACAGGATTATATTCATTAGCTTTCATTTCATTAACCCAAATAGAATTTATAGATTTATTTGTTGGACCTATCTTATTCCAATCTGTATAGTGATCAAAGATACTATGAAACCATTTCAGTATATCATCAGATAAAAAACAATGCTGATGCATCTTATCGTTGTTAGGACCCGAATAATATAAAGATACTTCGTCTTGTATTTTACCTACTAATTGTTTATTTGCTTTCGGTAATTGTTTCTTTTGTTTTTCATAGATTTCATTAAGACCTACGAATACTTCCAGGGGGACCTGGTATTTTAAGACCGTCTGACCTAAATAAACAAAGTCGAACTTCATTTTAATTTTTTAGTTTTCTTACTGTCTAAAGATAAAGTGTTTTCTTTTAACCCTTTTTCTAAAGCTTCTAATTGTCCTAATATATTAAAAACTTCTGGTTGTGTTGTTCCAGGGGTTATGGTTTCTTTTTGTCTTTGAAATCTTAACAAGTATGATTTAGCTTGGTGCGTATTCACATCTTGTTTATCAAAATTACCATCGTCAAACTCTTTTTTAAGTTTAGACCAAGTAGCCACTTCTCTCATCCTGTGTTTAGCAACTAGTTCCATTTGTGCTTTATTATATAATTTTTCTTCCAGCTCAACCTGTTTAAGTTCTTTCTCTAGTGGATCTTTTTCTTTTTTAAGATCTCTTTGTAGTTTCTTTATCTCAACTTCATTCTTCCTAGCATCGAAAGATAAGTGAACTAGGTTTTCAAAGTGTGTATTCTGCTCTCTTACAGATTGCCAATACTTTGCAGCTTTGGTTGGATATTTATTATCTGATAACACAGAAAATCTCATTTCTGTTTCTGTACGAAACATTTGTTTCTTCATCCATGT